TCTCGGCGGCGGAAGCATCCCTAGGTTCTGCGCGGCCTGACCAAGCGAATTCGCAGCGTCAGCCCCAGCCCCGATTTGGGCAATTTGTTGTTGGGCATCAGCCTTCTGCCGAATGCTGGCCATGAATTTGGCCGCCTCGTCCTCTGATCGCATCCACGACGCCGGAGTTCCGACCCCTTCCAGCGCATCACGAAGGGCCACTTCGTTGTCGACCATGCCAAGGACGCCCTGATCTATGGCCATGCCTTCGGCCAACATCGCCTTCATTTGCTGGTACTTCTGACCCTTCTTTGTCTCAAGGGCAGCTGCCAGCGGGCTTTGAAACTTGAACTGAATATCAGCGCCGCGGATCGACTGCGGAATATCCAGAGGCGAGCCGAACGCGCCGGCGCGCATCATCACATCGAAGATCAGCTCGCAGAGCTTGGCGTTGTATTCGTTCTCAATAGGTTCAAAGAGCGGCAGGGCATTACGTACATATTCGCTCACCCGCTGGCCTACCTCGAAGGCCGTCATGTCGCGTCCGATCGGCGGAAGACCTATCTTGTTGAGGTAGAATGCCTCCATGATCATTTGCTTGATGTTCTCCCGAAGGGCAACGCCGTAGTTGAGGTTCTGCTCGTCAGCACCGACAGGACGAAGAAACTCCCCGCCCCGGCCTTCGTCGTACTCTTTGTCGTAGACGGTGATGCCACCGGCAAAGAGCTGAATATCAGAGCGCAGCGAATCAGCCGCCATCACGCGCGGTGGATCGACGGCCTTCTCGCCTGCATCGAGCAGCACAAGTGTAATATCCTGGATCAGCCGGGCATCCGGCAACGCAGCAATGGCAGCGGGCGAATAAGAATATTGAGAACCGGAAACAGTCTGCCAGCGCGGGATCACATAGATGATGTTGTGAACGCCGCGTTCCTCCATCGTGACTCTGTTATCACTATCGACGAAAATAGATGCAAATTGAGTACCGAGACGTTTTGCCCCTTTGTTCCCATCGTAATCCGATGGCACCACCATGTGCTGGCAATTAAACTCGCGGTAGGGGGTCTTTTCCAGCGCGTCGGCGACTTCCTTGGCAACCTTATCCTTGAACATCCTCACAAGATTGCGGGCCGTGGGGCGCCATTTGCGAAAGATCGTATCGATTTGACCCGTTTCGTCTTCCGCCCAGGCCATGTCCCTCAGATGCCAGCTGCGAAGCGATAGCGTGTCCCCTCCGCGCCCGAGGACGCAGGAAATCGCCGCCTGCCCGAATGTCACGAAATCGTGATCTGCTTCCTTGGTTGCCCGCATGAACCCGGAAACGTGATCGTACATTGCCCGGCGCTGTGTCTCACTTGCCCATTCGAGCCATTTTTTCCCTTGCTGATCCTCCTTATCGGGCCGTCTTGTGCCGACCTCCATCCAGTCCTCGCTCGACGGGCGCAGCATGGCTGAGATGATATTTCCAAGATCGCGGCGGCAAAGAATCGGATAGGAGGTGGTGAGGTTATCGGCGAGGTTCCTGCCAATGGTGAAGTTAGTCGTGAACTGTGCCCGCTCCGGGTAGAACTGCTCAGCCGACTCCTGCCATAGACTCAAAAGCATGCTGCTATTGCGCTGTGTAAAAAGGAAGTCACCCTGTTCAATCAGGTTCTTCGTCTTTTCTGTTACCTCAGAAGCCATTTAGTTTAACCAAGTGTGTCGCTGCCAGAGTTGTCGCTAAGGAACGTCGAGGCTCGCCCGGTACTCGCAGCAGCAGCCTGAAGCTGTTTCTTCTTTGCGAGTTGAATGGCCGTGTCGTCCGGAACAGGCATGACCGTCGGAGCGACCGGCGTCGGCATCTTCGGCGGTCCTGAGAATAGACTTGGCATTGCTTCCCCCTATCTGGCTCTTCTTCTGTTAGTGTGACTGCGTACCACGACTGGCGCATACCTTCCCGCCTTTTTTTCTTCCCAATTCTTTCCATGACTTGCAGCTTTGGCGCCGTCGGCCCATGCCATTACTACCGCGTCGGCCCTATCAGGCGATCGGCCGAGACGGCCTGTGGTGCGTTCCTTCGTTGAGTCCGCACGGAACTTGAAACCGTTGGGACTGTCATCGAAGCGCGGCGCGCAGAGTTCGGCGAGGAGCTGGGGGTCGTGGGGAAGGAAAACCGGAGATCCGCCGGGCTGGCTTGGATCCAGCGCCTCGCGAAAGCGCCAGTAGACCTGCATGCGCTTGCTGATGAAGCCCTTTTGATTGTCCGCCGTGCGGCCCGTGGCGGCTTCCGCGCCCTTGAAAGCTATCAGCTGGTCATTCGGGACGTTCTCTTTGAGATGGTCGTATGCGGAGCCACCATAGCCGCCGCCCATGTCGATGATGACTTTGGCTGTATCGCGGCGGTGCTGGATGATAAGACCTGAGAGGCTCGGTCCGTCCGGCGTTAGAGCCCCCGGCACGACAACAAGGGGTGCGTACCAGCCGTCATAACGCATCGCCAGCACGCTGTTGTCACGGCCACCCTGGGCCGCATCCACGCCCATCGCACACATCGGCACGCCATCCGGCGGCGTCGATGTCCAGCGGTTCATCGCCGCCCGCACCCAATCGCTTGGGATGATCTGCCAGAGATCGTCTTCGACGCCGGCGGTGAAGTCGCCGAACATGAGTTGGGAGCGCAGCGGCTCCGGGAGCGAGTTCAGCCGGGAGCGGTATTCTTCGGTATCGCGGTAGGGATTGTCATGCAGCCTCGCAGGCAGGAACGTAAGGGACAGTGGACGGGCGGTTACAGGACCGACTGTTCTGGGCTCTGGGCTATCGACCCACTCAATCCGTTCCTCGCCGATGCCAAACGCATAGCGAAGTTCGCCCGGCGCGGCGGGATTGGTGAAGCCTTTGTCGAGCCAGGGCGCGAACCATTTTTGTACCCAATAGCCGTCCTGCGATCGAGGCGGGTTGCTCGCGAGGATGATACGGCAACGTTGTCCGGGAGGGCCTCGAAGCCACGCCAGCATCGACGATACTTGGCCCTCGAGAAATTCCGCAGCTTCGTCATAGCCTATAAATTGCCGTTCTCTGCCCGCGAATTTTCGCCAATCGTTCGCGAGTTGCATGCCGGCGAGTTTGACAGTTCGGCCATCAGGCCATGTCCACTCGTGGTCCTGGCCATTGTAGGGAATGTCAGCACCAAAGATAGAAGCTCCATCCTTCTCAAGACCGTCAAGCTGTGTGTTTTCCCGACGAAAGATGATGCTGTTACGATGCTCTTGCGAGGCAAGACCGAGCATGAGAAATCCCTTGCCAGTTCCTGCGGCTCCGCCGTAGAGGACGATATCGGCCTTCGAATAATAAGCGTCTGTTTGTGGTCCCGGGTTAGGAATGAACCGCTGCGTTCCGACGGCCTCTCGCGTTTCCTTGTCAAGCGCCGCAATAGCGTCAGGCGGCAATCCTTGGAGTTTGCCTAAAATGTCCTGAAGAAGTTGGCCCGAGCCCTCCACAAAAACCGCCTTTCGTCTCGGAGCAAGAGCGATCTGCCGCTCTTGCTTTCGAGGACGGTCGATTAGACTCTAAATTGCTGAACCAGGACGTAATCACAATCCACGGTGCGCGCTGCGGTTGACTCTGACGACACGCAGATCACCGGAGTGAGCGCCGTCGTTGCCGTGACAGCGTTCGCGAGCGTTGTTCCGACGAGCAATCCGTCAATGAAGAAGCGCGCGTTACCAGTGGAGTCCACCGCGACTCGATAGGTGTGATAACCAGAAGTCGCGGGATCAACGGTTAAGTTTTGCGTTGTGGCATCGGTATCGCCCTTCACCCCAACCAAGTTGAAATGTGGCGTAGTTTGCGCCGCATCAAACAAGAAGCCTGTGCCGTTGCTCGCGTTAGAAGTGAGCGTTGCCACGGATAGCGTGAACGGGGCTGCGAGACTAGCGATCTGGTCCGTAAAGCCCATGTACAGCACGAGGCCGGTCAACGAGCTAACAGCCCCAACGCGAGCTTCGAACACAAGACCACCGTTCGCAGCCTTCCAGTTCAGTGCCGATTGCAGAACCGCACCGTTGGTCGCCACCGAATGCGCCGCATTACCGCCCGTCGTAAACCGGATTGCACCACCGACCGAGGGAGTAATCGCAACCGCATTGGCGCCGTCAGAGCCGAGCTTCGTTCCCCACCGCGCCGAGGAAAGCACCGGCCCGATGAAATCGTCGAATTGCTCGTTGTGAACAATCGGCCCGGCAAGCTTTACGTCTCGCCCCTCAAACGTG